GTTCAGGAATGACTTCAGCTAATTTAGTTTTAAGTGATTTAACAAGAGCTGTACCTTATGATAGTTACAGTTTTAATTTTGATTCAGCAAGTAGTGACTATATAGATTGTGGTAATGATAGTAGTTTACAGATAACAACTAATATAACTTTATCCACTTGGGTTAATATTGGCACTTCAACTTCTACTATGAGGTTAATCAATAAAGACGATGGAAGCAATAGAGCTTGGATAATGTTAGTTGTGAGTGGTAAAATTAGATTTACAAGATTCTATACAGCATCAAATTTTTATTTTATGGATAGTAGTATTAATATAAATGATTCTAATTGGCATAACATAGTATGTGTAAATGATTCTACAGGTACTGCAAAAATTTATATTGATGGCGTAGAAGACACAGCAACAACAGGAACAAACACAGGAACAGTTTTATATAACGCATCTGTTAATTTAAAACTTGGTGGAGATTTTTCATCTCAATATTTAAATGGTAAACTTTCAAATTGTGCAATTTTTAACCAAGCTCTTACATCAACAGAAGTAATGAAACTATACTCAAATGGTGTACCTCAAGACCTTACAAACTTTACACCAACACCAGTATCTTGGTGGACTTTAGGTAGCAATAGCTTTTGGAATGGTTCTAATTGGATATGTAGGGACTTAATAGGAAGTAATGATGGCACAAGTGCAAATGCTGGAGTAGATGCAGTAGTAGGAGACAGCCCAAGAAGTGAATCAAATGGAACAGGAACTAATATGGACATACCTACAAATTTAGAAGGAAGCACTAAATGGAGTGATAACAATAGCTGGAGTATTAATATGAGTGAAAGCTCAAGAGTAGAAGATACACCATAGAAAAATATTTATTAAATTAGTAAACAAAAAAAAATGGCAACTTACATTAAAATAGACATAGACACACAAACATCATTAGTGGACTTTAGCCAAGTAAACACAACAAGTTCACAAACTATGAGAAGAAATGTAGCAAACACAGAAGCATTAATAAGCTACAATGTAACACCTTCTTTTATTAGTAATGGTAGATTAACACCATTAGCAACTTTAAACCATGCAGAGGCACTTGAATTGTTGAGTACACCTGAATGGACACCAGAAGAACCAAATGAGGAATAGTTACACAAGAATAGAGAAACCTAAAAAGAGGAGGAGAAATGTACACTCTAAAAGTAAAATGAGCAAGTGCAAGAGTAGTAAGAATTATGTAAAACCATATAAAAGACAAGGAAGATGAGAGAAATAAAAAAATTAATATTTCATTGTTCAGCAACTATTGAAGGACAAAACATAAGTGCTGCTACTATTAAAAGATGGCATGTAAGAGACAGAGGGTGGTCAGATATTGGCTATCACTATGTTATTGGGTTAGATGGTAAGATAGAAGCTGGCAGACCTGTAGCAAGAAAAGGAGCTCACACAAAAGGAGAAAATTCTACTTCTATAGGAATATGTTACATTGGTGGATTAAGCAAAAACAAAAGAGCAAAAGACACAAGAACAGAAGCACAAAAGAATGCATTAATTAAGTTAATTAAAACACTTAAGAACATTTACCCAAGTGCAAGTTTACATGGTCATAAAGAGTTTGCTAACAAGGCTTGCCCATGTTTTGATGTACAAAAAGAATATGCTGAGTTTCAGCCAGAGGGATATAAAGTTAAATCAAATGATAGTAAAGAGAGTTAAAATGGATGACCATAATCTACTTATGTTAGTAACCTCATTGTTAGGTGTACTTGGAATTAAAGAAATTTGGGCAATCTTCAAGCAGAAGATAGATATCAATGCTAAGAAAGAAGAAAGGCAAGACAATCTACAAGCAAAAGTTATTGAAGAACTTAAGAATAAGATTGATGGTTTAGAAAAAAAGATTGATGAATTAATTACAGAAAACACTAACCTAAGAATTAAGGTTGCTAAGATGGAAGAAAGATTAATTCTTAATGCTAAAAAAAGAACACAAAACAAATACAAAGATGAGTGATAAATTAAAGAATACTATTACTAATATTATAGGTTTAATTTTAGTAGTATTTAATACATATGAATTTTATTTTGATGAATTTACTTTAGTACAGTATGTTGGTGGAATGTCATTAGCACTTGCACTATTTTTATTCAAAGGTTCAGAAACACAAGAATGGATAAAAAAGGTATTATCCAGATTCTCTTCTTAATTTTAATTTCTTGTTCACCTCAAAAGAGGTTAAACAGAATTGTAAGAAACAATCCCCACTTATTAAATAAAGATACAATAAGGGTTATAGATACTATTGTGCTACAAAATTATAGTATTGATACCATACATGAAATAGAGTTTCATGATACTGTTATAATACAGAATAATGATAGGGTAGAGGCAAGATATTATTATGATACAGTCAAAAAGGAGATACACCACTACATTGAATGCAAAGATTCTACAATTATTGTTGATAGATTTGTACCTGTTGAAAAGGTCATTGTTAAGGAACAAACACTTTGGGAGAAGTACGGTAGCTTGGCTATCATAGTATTCATAGGATTAATAGCAATTAAAGCAATCAACAAATACATATTGTGAGAAACAATAAAAACCATTACAAGAGATTCAAAGATACTGGTAACCCAAGATACAGGTTAACACAGGATGAAGCAGATATAATAAATAAGTATAGAAGAATAAAACAAGAAGCTGAATCACAAGGTATTAATGTTAATGATGTTCATAGTGGTTGGATAAAATCAAAGGAAGCAAGTTTATATTTTAAGAATCCTGATTATAAGCAACAAGATTACAAGAAACTATTTAATGAACTTATTGAAGAGATTAAAGAATATGCACCTCATTATAAGAAGATAGATAGGCCTAAAGTAATTGAACCACATTTGTTTTTCTGTTGTCCAAGTGATATTCACATAGGTAAATTATGCAGAAGTTTTGTTAGTGGTGTAGAGTATAACAATCAAATAGCTGTACAAAGAACTTTAGAAGGTGTTAGAGGCTGTATTAAAAAAGCAGAAGGGTTTCATATAGACCAAGTTGTTTTATTGCTTTCAGGTGATTTATTACATGTAGATGGTTTTCATAACAAAACTACAAAGGGTACATTTCAAGGAGAACTTGATGGAGTTTTTTCAGACCATTTTTTAATTGCTAAAAGGTTAATGGTTGAGGTTATAGAAATGTTATTAGATGTAGCTGATGTTGAGGTGCTTTTTACTGCTGGAAATCATGACCACTTAACTGGTTGGTTAATGGCACAAGTGCTACAAGCACATTTTAGTTTATGTAGCAATATATCTTGGAACATAGATTACACTATGAGAAAGTATTTTAAGTATGGTAAAACATTAATAGGTAGCTGTCATGGACATGGAATAAAGTGGGAAAGATTACCTATGATAATGGCAGATGAATGCAAGTGGTGGTCAGAAACTAAATACAGATATATGTTTACACAGCATGTACATCATAAATCAAGCAAGGGTGGTGATTATGTAGGAATGACTTTAGAGAGTTTAAGAAGTCCATCAGAAGCAGATTTTTACCATCATTCTAATGGTTATCAATCATCTAATAATAAAGCCATAGAATCTTTCATATTTCACAAGCAACATGGACAAGTTGCAAGGTTAACACACCTTTTTTAACATTCTATTGTTAATAAACTTTTTAATGTGTTTTGTAATTTGTATTATAATTATATATATATTTACACAAGTTCTTTGAGATAGTTGGTAAAACAAAGTTGAGTTTATTGGACACTATGACGCACATCTTGGCAGGAGAGTTTAATAAAGTAAAACCGAATAAAAATATATGCACTTTTTTTAGTGTAGTTTGTAGCGGTACAAACACTTTATTAAAACGCTGATAGATTAAGCTCTGTGAAAAGATAGCATACCCAAGCGAGGCAAGTGGCTTTACTACCTTTAAAATGGTATATCGGAAGGAAACAAAGAAGCAAGTAAAGAATCGTAAGTGGCTATTGACCGAGCATAACCCAAAGTAAAACAACGGAAAACATAAGAGCTTTAAGTAGCTTCTATCTCATTGAACTTATTTAATTTAAAAAAAACAACTATGAAAACAATCAACTACACAACAAGGACATTCTATGTTCCTGCAAGCAAGATAGATACTTTGCTTGAGTTTCAAGAGAAATGCAGAACTAATGGCAGGAAGTCATATTCTGAAGTATTATTAGAATTAATGGAGCAATACAATGGAAATAATTAATTACTATAAATACTTGCAAGAAATGGAAGAATGGCAAGCATACTACTATTATACTTCTTTACACTTTAGATTAAGAAAGATAATAAGACAAGCAAACTGGAACAAAACTATAATAACCAAGTTTGAATTAACTAACAATGATATTGAAATACATAAACATAGATTTGATAGATTAATAGATGAAACTAAAGAAATTGGTGAAAAGTGGAAAGAACTTAGATATCAATATGATGAACAAAGAATAAATAAAATAATAACACAATTAACTAAAATTAGAAATTATGAACATAAAACAAATAGCAGAAAAGTACAACCTAAATAAAGAAGATTTTTGGGAACTTAAAAGAGGTACAAAGTCAATGTGGATTATAACACATGATGCTTGTGAAAAGATAGCTGCAAAAGAAAACATTCAATTTGGTGCGCCTACAGTATTCAGAGATGATAATAATAATATTGCAATGGTAGGAGATGCTAAAAGAGGTAACAAAGTTATCTGGAGTACAGGTGAAGCATCACCAAAAAATTGTAAAGCACCTTATCCATTTGCAATGTGTGAAAAGAGATTGAAGGATAGGTTGTGCCTTAAGTTAATTAATGCATATGAGTATGGTATTTATAGTGATGTAGAAGCTGATTCATTTAAAAAAGGTAAATCATGATACAAGAAATAAAATCAGAATATCAAAAGTTGCTTGAATTAGTTAAAGAAAAAGAACTAATAGAAAAGCAATGGAATGAAGCAATCAAAAAATTTTATGAATCTAAAATAAAAGAAAATGAAAAAGAATAGATTATCATATAGTGCATTGTGTGCTTTTAAGAAATCACCTAACCACTTACTAAAGTATTGGGAGGGTAAAACAAAAGTTACTGATGCTATGTGGTTTGGTAGTATTATTCATAAGCTACTATTAGAACCAGAATCATTTAATGATGATTATGCTATATTTACTGGTGCAAGAAGAGCAGGCAAAGATTGGCAAGAATTTAAAGCAGTTAATCAAGATAAGCAAATTATAAAACTTTCTGAATTAGATGATGCTAATGCTATTGCTGAAAATGCTTTACAAAATCCTATATTTAAAAACCTAATGCAAAACAAAGTACATACTGAAAAGGAAGTAACTTGGAATCATGCAGGAATTGATTTTAAAGGGTTTGTAGACCTTGAAAGTAAAATAGATGGTAGAACTATAGTTTGTGATATTAAAACTACTACAGATGCTGGTAAAAGGTTTCAGAGAGATTTAATATACAATGATTATAAAATGCAAGCAGCTATGTATTTAGAAAACTATGACATAGATACTGAATACTACATTATAGCTGTAGAAACTACTTCACCATTTAATGTACAGATTTATAAGTTAGGATTTAATTTAATAAATCAAGGTAGTGCTGAATATAAAAATTTAGTAGCAAGGTATCAAGAGTGGGATGGTAAACCAGTAGGTTATAGTGATGATATTATAGAAATTGAAATAGAAATAGAAGAACAAGTATTAATTTAAAAACAAACAACAATGGAACATTTAGAAACAATTATTAGTGAAAAACTTTGTAAGATTATAGAATTATCAGAAGAAATTAATAGAGAATTAATTTTTAAATGTGATATAAATCCAGAACAAAGATTACAAGTTAATGTAGAAGTTATACATCCTTTAAATGATTTACAAGAAACTATATTTAATATACAAAATTATATAAACAATAAATAAAAAACAATGAAAGAAAAAACAATATATTGTGGTTCAGGAAAAGTAATGAATGAGAAATGGTTAAAAGTAACTATTAATCCTGATAAGCTAAAAGAACACATACAAGAGTTCAATGGTAATAAGTTTATTAAACTTAATATTAATGTAAAAGATGAAGCTGACCAATATGGTAAAGATGTATCTATTAGTGTAGATACTTGGCAACCAGAAGAAAAGAAAGAATCATCTAATGATTTACCATTTTAAAGATGATGGAAGAATCAAATTACTTATTGAAAAGGGGTTTGAGTATGTCAGTCATACAAGGTTTATTAATGGAAGGTTTTACACTTCCAGAGATAGCTAAAGAAATAAATATTAGACCTGAAAGATTGGCAAGAGAATACAGACCAATAAAAAAAAATTATAAGTACTTTGATAACACAACACCTAAAAAGGTAGATGAAGGGTTGGGTGCCTGTTCATTTACCTTTGATGGTGTTTATACTTGGGATAGATTAACACAATCAGAAATAGAATCATATAACAATTACAATCAAAAACACAAAGCATATTATGAATACACTTATTAGAAATGAAAAACAAATAAAACAAGTAATTGATTTTACTGGATTACAAAATGGAAAGATACACCCAAGTGATATAGATGCTGTGTTTGAATTTGATAATGAAATATTAATTTTAATAGAAGTTAAATATAAAAATTCTGAAATTCCAAAAGGACAACAATTATTGTTAGAAAGATTATGTGATTCTTGGCATACTGATAAATCTATTGTTTTATATGTAGAGCATAGTCATTCAAATGATAATGAAAACATTCCATTAAATAAGTGTTTTATAAAAAAAATATATTATAAAGAAAAATGGAAAGAAAGAAATAAAGTCAAGTTGTTAGATTTTTTAAATAAACTTGGTGAATTTTGGCATTGTAAAAAATTGAATTTTTAAACTATATAATTATGAAAGAATTACCATACTTTAAATTTTATCCTAATCAATGGATAACTGGTTCAATATCATTTATGAAATTAGATGTGCAAGGTGCATTTATGAAGATATGCTGTTACTACTGGAGCAAGGAATGTAATGTAAGCAGAGAGCAAATTAAATCATTAGTGCCTGACCATTGGAATCAACTACTTGATAGTCAACTACTTAAGATAGAAAATGACAAGATAAAAATAAAATGGTTAGATGAACAATATGCAGAAAGATTAAAAGAACACAAAAGAAATGTAAGCAATGGTAGAAAGGGGGGCTTAAGCAGGGCTAAAGCATTAAGAAAAGAAGAGATAAGAAAAGATAAATATAAAGGTGATAATGTGTTAGCAGTTAATAATGAAGTACAAAAAATATTAGATGATGCTGCTAAAAGATGATTACACATTACAATACTTAAATGCTTTTAAGAATGATAAGATTGAAAAAGGTATAGGTATTAAATGCATATTAGATAATAATTTTGTATATAAGAAAGGTAACTTTAATATTTTTTTAGGTTTAGATAATGTAGGAAAGACATCGTTTATGATATGGTATTTAACAGCACTTAGTAAACTACATAAATTAAAGTGGGTTATTTGGTCAGGTGAAAACCATGCAGGACAGCTTAAAAGAGATATAATACAATTTTGGACAGGACAACCATTAAAAGAAGTTAATGTTACATTCTACAATAATTTAATTAGTAAATACTTTAAATTTGTTAGTAATAAAAAACTATACAATCATAAAGAACTATTAAAGATATTTGAAGATATGGATGTTGATGGCTGTTTAATAGATCCATACACAGGATTAAATCATGATAGAAGAATAGCACAATTTGAAAGAAACTATCAAGTGTGTAATGACATGAGAGAGTTTTGTAATAAAACAAACAAATCTATTTTCTTAAGTATGCACCCACAAACAGAAGCAGCAAGAAGAGTATACCCTCAAGATCATCAGCTGAATGGACATATACAAGCACCAAGAAAAGCTGACTGCGAGGGAGGGCAGGTGTTTCCAAACAGGGTAGATAATTTAATTTGCATACACAGATTAACAACACATAAAGAATTATGGCACCTAACAGAAGTTCATGTGTATAAAATAAAAGACAAAGAAACTGGTGGACAACCTACAGCTTTGAATGAACCTTTAAGGTTTGATTACAATAAAGGATTAGGGTTTACTATTGGTGGTATTAATGTATTAAAAAACAAATAATGAAAAATAGAAACATACAACATAAAGATGATTGGGCAACACCTAAAGATTTTTATGATAACTTAAATAAAGAGTTTAATTTTAATTTTGATCCATGCCCATACAAACACGATATACAAAGCTGGGATGGATTAGAAATTGAGTGGAAAGAAAGAAATTTTATAAACCCTCCATACAGTAGAAAATTAAAAGAAGCATTTGTAAAAAAAGCAATTAAAGAAAGTAAAAAAGGTAAACTTTGCGTTATGTTATTACCTGTTAGCACAAGTACAGTATTATTTCACGATTTTATTTTACCTAATAAAAAAGAAATTAGATTTATTAAAAAAAGAATAAAATTTTGTGGTGTTAATACTAAAGGTGAATTTGTTACAAATATGACAGGTATGCATGATTCAATGATTGTAATATTTTAAAACAATAAATATGAAATATAGATATGACAATATAGATACTTTTATGAGTTATAAAAGTTGGACAGACAAACAAAAGATAGATGAACTTTT